TTTAAGAATTTATTATCAAGCGTGAGGCTTATGTAGCAATCATTTGAATCTTCGTGTATAAACTCTTCCTTGTCTACATCTCTGTAAGGCTCTCCAGTCACCGCAAGAGTTATGGCTTCAACAATTGCTGATTTACCTGAACCATTGCTGTCTTGTCCTTCGTCGGCTGAATTAATTCCGTAAATGAAAACTGTCTTTCCGCTTAAGAAGTCATATGTCGTATGCTCGTGCGACAGTAGGTTTTTAAATTCTAATGATATTGGAGAATACATTTATAAGTTCTTGTTTAAGATTTTTAATCCAAAAGTTTTGTTAGCGCCAGATATTTTATTCAATTCACAATATTCAAGATATTCTCTTAAAATTGTCTTTTTATCGAACTCAATCAACTCGTCATTTTCCACGGCTGATATACTCTCATTGAATTCTTCACTCTCGTATCTGACGTCAATCCCCATTTCCTTTATTCCAGAAACGTTCAATTTGTCATATTCCGAACGCTTGCCTGTTAGTACAAATCTTACAAAATCGGTTGAATTTTTATACTTCATAGCCTCTTTGTGTAATCCTTCCTTATCTTCTATCGGTAAAATGAGTTTGATATACTTGGGAAATTCGGTTTGAATAAGTTGCATACTTCCATCGCTATATATAACCTGAAACCCTTTGTCTTCCCAAGTTTCTCCGAAGTTTCCCTGATATGGAGAACCAATATAAAAGATATTCTTGAACTGTTGGGAATTATGGTAGTGCCCAACAAGAACTCTCTTGAATACTTTGAAAAAGTTCTTGTCTATTTCTCCTTCAACTACACTTCCGTCATTATTCTTTACGCCATTGATATCCTTATGGGTTATCAAGATATTTTCCACACTATCATCCATTATCTCTTCCTGAAGCCTAAGTAGTCTGGTGAGATATTCCTCATCGGTAAAGTATGGAAGGAAACAGAAATTGACGCTACAATCTTTCAGACTCATTGAATACTCTTCCTTTATGCAATGGAAGTTATCATATTCCGAAAATATGTCCAAGTAGCTATTCGTTGATGATTGGTTAGTCTTGTCGTGGTTGCCTGGAATTGCGTAAATAGATATTCCACGACTTCTCGCATAGGCCAGAATATCCATAAACGTCATAAGATTCAAAAGAGTTTGCCCCTTCCGATTTGTAAAAATATCTCCACCGTGGAAAATTACTTTTATCTTATTCTTCAAACAATAATCTATGGCTTGTGAGAATATGGAAAAAACCAAATCATCATTCCCATCCTTAAGGTGGGTGTCTGTAATCATCAATGATACTGCCTTCTTAGTCATTTAATCCACGCTTTTCAGATACATCTTTTTTTCTTGCCTCGGCTAATTTCTTTTCAAGAATCGGTAACAATTTGTTTCCGTTTCTGTAAAGGTCATAGAACTCTCTTTTGGTTGACCAAGACATCTTTCCTAAGAATGTGTGCTTTCTTGCACCTTCCTTTTTGATTATTCCTTTTTCAATTCCGTATGCTATATCACGCTGAGATAGGCAAATTCCATAACCCAGAATCATTTCTACAAGAGTTGAAACCCTTGGCCCAAAATCGTTCTTAACTACCTTAACTTGTGTTATTTGAGCCACATCAACCTTGTTGGTAACATCGCCTTCTTTCTCTTCCAGCTGTATCGTTTCTACAACCGAAGTCACAAGCCTGATAGTAGGAAATAACTCAACCCATTCGCCTCCTGTGCTTTGTCTTCCTCCGTTTCCACCCATCTTGTCGTACTGGTGATTCAACATTATGAAGTGTATGTTCTTGTCGTACATTTCTCCAAGTAGGAATTTAGCGAACATTTTGGCTGGCTTAGCAAACGCTCCAATCTTCTCGTGCTTAAGTTCCGATAATTCTTCACCTTTTGCGGCTTTCTTCTCCATTTCAGATACGTTCACTTCCATTGTATCTAATTCTGATTTTGAAAGAGTTGCGCCCAAACTATCCCAAAGGAAATAAAAATTTGGGAGTTGCGTTTTTTCTTCCTTACAAATCCTTTTGACCTCTTCGATTAATGTTTTGACTTGCATAAACATAGCCTCAACGTATCGGATTTTGATGATGATAACCTCTCTCGTGTCTATTCCTAACTTTTCAGCATAGTCTTTGTTATCACGATTCTCGGAGGAAAGTATCACCACAACTCCATTAGGATTCTCCTTCATAAAATGCTTCATGCCCATAAGTCCAAGCGTTGTCTTGCCTGAACGTGATTTGCCAGCTAATTCTATTATTCCAGTCGGGAATCCGAATGTATTCAAGTTATAATCCAATTCAGGACTTCCTGTATGAGTCCAAGACTTTATGTCCTTAAACCCATCCTTGTCTGCGAACGTGATAACATCCTCGTTGTTAAACTTTTTTACTAATCTTTGCGTGAAACTCATAACACTATATTTTTAAAAAGGTTGGAGGCTTAAACGCCCTCCAACCCTCTGGTTAACAATCTACTATTTACCACCCGACAATTTCTTTTTCAAATCGGCCAAATTCATTTTCTTTGCTGGCGCAGTCGGTACTTCCTCAACCTCTGGCTCTTCAGGAATTTCTTCCGCAACCTCCCCTGCTTCCTGTAAGGAATAAACGTGTGTGCGAATAGCTTCACGGATATCATCGTCAGTCATAGATTTGCGTACAATAACATCTGTAGCATAGCCATTCTTTCCGATATAACGCTTCAACTCTTCTCTGTCCATGTCGTCTAATTCGTCACCTTCAGGCTGTTCTGCTACTTCTTCAACCTCTTCTGGAACAACATCGTCTTGCTCTTCTACAACCGCTGGAGTTGCCTTCTTAGCTGGTGCTGGACTGGTTTTGCTTGGCGTGGACTTCGGAGTTTCTTTGGATTTTTTAGAAACACCACCCAGACTTCCTTCCAAATCGGATTTGATTTGCTTAACTTTAGCCAACCATTCTTCATCCTCGAAAAGATTTATGTCTTTGTCTGAATCGTACAATTCCAAAGCCTCTAATGAAAGTTCAAAATCTTCCATTGTATAATTTCCACGGAACTTTTCTGATAAAGGCTCTTTCTTCATTAAAGCCTCCAATTCATCGTCGGACAATTCCGATACGTCGCCCAATTGAACTTTGTAATGTAATTCGCCTTTTTTCTTGTCTGGCTTGCTGTTGTATTTTACCTTTACCAGTTTGCCAGTATCTGGGTCTGTGAAAGGGTCAACTTCTACAGGAGCATCGTCATCTTCGCTCATAGCCAATTCGTTTAATTGGTCACGAACTTGTTTTTTGAAATCCCACAATTTGATATCATCGTCGCCAACTTTCTTAGCCCAGCAAGTCCAGCCGAATGAACCGTCAATTCCTCCTTCGTAAGCAGTCAACGCTTTGATTTTGGCCGTTGCGTCATCTTCGCCTTTTGCCTTAAGGAATCTCGTTGCGTATTCAACGTATGCGTCAATAACATCGGTTTTTTGTAAACCATGAACAACCGCATTCGGCACTTTTCTTCTTGCTTCTTTCCCTTCCTTCATAATCGTCAACCAATGGTACTTGGTCGTTATGTAGTAATTCTCTTCACCAGGCAAGGCTGGCATAATTCGGATTTTGACAAACTTCCCATCTTCCAATGTGATTTTGTCGTCGTCATAACCAGTGAAAATCTGGCTATTTTCTTTCTCAACCTCTGCTTTTAGCTTTTTGGTCGGAATCGGTTTGAATCTGTCTCGTAATGACATAAAATTGTGTTTTATTTGATTGTTAATTAATAAATTTATAAACTCTGTTTTTTATTCTATGGCTAATTTTCGCCTTCTCAAATTCACGTTATTAAACACCTTCGGCATTTCCGTCAAATCAACGTCTGAGAAGTTCAGGGTCAAACTAATCTTGTCTAACTTCTCTGACTTATCCTTCGCTGACCAATATGAAGAGTTTATTAAGTTTCTGTGGAACTCGGCTTGTATGAATTTCTTCCGCTTTATTTGATAAAGTGCGTCTTGCTTTAAGCCATCATCTACAGCGTCAATCGTCGGCTTGGACATCGTTTCCCTTAACTTCTTTCTACACTTAGATTCATACACCTCAAGGTTCATTTTAGCCTCCGCAACCTCGTTATCTGCCTCAGCCAGCATAATTCCCAATTTATTCAATACCACTGGGAAAGTAAGAATCTCAGCGTTGATATTACTCAAGTCTATTCGGAATAAATCGTCAATGTCTATCTCTTCTGCAAATTCGTTATAAGACAGAACAACTGTCTTTCCTTTCAGCGTTATTGTGATTTTATTTGCTTCCATCGGTGTATTTTTTTCTTTGTATCTCAAAAATAAGATAATGAATTGCTTTGCGTAAATCAACTGGATTTTCGCTCTTGTCGAATCCCTTCGTGGAATATCTTTGAACATACTTTCCAGCAGAATGCAGATTGGCAAATTTACCATCCTTACTTGTCGTTAATAATTTTTTAGTATCAACCCAAAGAACATCCTGAGCTTGATATTTTTCTCCGTATGTATTCGCAACGTGTTGAATGACTGTACAAAGAGTGTCGAACGCTTCAGGCTCTTTCTCTCTTATCAATTCGAGTTGCTTAATAACTTCTGTTTGTTCTATCGGTAAAAAAGGCATATTAATCAATTTTATTGTCTACAAATTTATTTAATTCCATAAAAATCTCGCTTAAGTTATTTTGTACAACGCTGTCTGAAATTAATGCACAACGTGTTAAAAATTCTTGACATTCTATGGAGAATATCGGAATCATGCGCTTAAGATAGTTTATGTAATTGTCATACAGCGTTTGTATAACTGGGTGTATGTTGCCCATTTCTAATTCCTTCTGAACTATGAAAATACTACTCAGACAATCTCCCAATTTAACAATAGACTTAACCACAGCGAAATCGGGATTGTCTTGGTCAATATAATATCCTCTTAAAAGTTCCCCGAAATATCCAAAACTGCCTGTTCCAAAAGGCTCTGTTTCGTTCTTTTGAATGGAATTGATATAATCGGACATCTTATGTTTTATGTACTTATCTAACAAGCCTCTCATTTCTTGCCCCATCATATTGTTGTACTTAACGTCGTGCAATATGTCGCCTGTAATTGGTTCGTCGAAGTCGTGCAATAAAGCGTACATTAAAACATCGCCTTTGAGTTTGTGCAATAAAAACATCTTTGCGTCTGTATTGTCATATTCCACTTTATCAAGTAATTTACCCACAATTATTCCAGCGAATAAGGCAACCCAATAAGAGTGATTCGACAATGTATCCTTCGATAATACGAAGGAAGATATGCCCTTGTTCCAGCGTGTTAAAAAATTCATAGAAGACATATTTTTATCTTCCATTATTACATCCCAAAAGTTTCTTTTATTCTCCATTTTATATTAAGTTAAAAATACTAACGTTGTATCCTCATCTACAATTAAAACATTCTGTTGTCTGTAACTATTGTACTTTGGATAACCGCTTATTGTTATTAATTTTCCGTTCACCTTCTTGTAATCCTCTTTGAAAACCTCTGCGAAGTTATCTACCAATCCATCATAAACCATACACTGAACCATTGTACTGTTAGACTCAAGAGTTATGTTTCCATATTCTCCTGAAACTCCTTTTTTCTGACTCGGCTTTACTGTTGCGAATGTAATCATTCCAGCAATCGTTACTTTCTGAGTTTTACGGAACTTCGTGTATGCGCCATCCCTTCCTCCGACGTCCATCATATGGAATTCATCGACTGTCTTGAAGTTACTTATATAATCTTTTGGAATTTGTCCGCTGTATCTTTTGTCGCTTAGTTTATGCTTCATGAAGGCTTGATAATCTATTATTCCAAAGCCTGATATATTTTTCTGAATTAAAGTCCATATGTAATTCATAAGGTTTGGCGTACCATCTTCCTTGAGACATTCCGCTGGAATGTCGGTTTTGATTTTCTTGCAATACTCACTTAATATCGTAAATCTTTGACAAGGCTCTTGGGTATCCAAATGGCACAATTCGTCGAACGCCCCAGCAAGAATCAGTTGAATAATTACTCGTTTGTTAACTTTTGATTTTGTGACTCTATTGAGGAAATCGTCAAACGACTGAAAAGCACCTCCTGAATTCCTAACTTCGATTATGTGTTCAACCGCCTTTTCTCCAACTGATTTGATTTTCTCCAATGACCAATATATCCTATTCGTTTTGACGTCGCAAGAGAAAAATAATTGAGACTTGTTAATGTCTGGAGGCTGAATTGAAATCTTCTTGGATTGTTTTGATTTTGAACTTATTAATTTGTATTCATTTAGAACGCTCGGAACTACCTTTTCATCAGCGTATTGTAAAGCCACTGTCCAGAACTCTAATGGATAATTAACCTTAAACCATTGACTTTGGTATGCTATTATAGAATATGCTGTTGCGTGAGACTTGTTAAAACCATATGAACTGAAGGCATTTAATTTCTTCCAAATCTCTTTGGCCTCTTGTTCGGAACAACCATTATCTTGGGCACCCTGAATGAATTTATCCTCGAATGTCTTCATCTTTTTGGCGTCAAACTTCTTCATGACCGTTCTTACTTCGTCAGCCTCGACTAAGGATAAATTTCCAAGAACATGAACCGCTCTCATAATTTGCTCTTGATATACATACAACCCTTTGGTTGACTCAGTTACCTCTCTTAATCCGAAATCATAAGTTGGTTTTGCTTTGGGATTGTTCTTAAATTCTGCGAACTTCTCGTGCGCTCGGCTCTCCATTGGCCCAGGTCGGAACAATGCGTTCATTGCTATTAAATGTTCTATGTGGCTCGGCTTAACTTTGACTGAATACGTTTTTAATCCTGAAGTACCAAATTGAAATACGTCTTCATTCCATCCATTTTGGAAGTATTCAAAGACTTCTGGTTCATCAAGTGGTATATCTCTTAACTCGATAACCTCTTTGCCGTTCGCCTTTATTAGCTTGATTATATCTCTGAACTTGTCGAGTTGCGATATGGCCAATATATCTTCCTTAAGAAATCCAGCACGTTCCATGTACTTTCCTTCCCACTCTGAAACTAAGAATCCGTCAATTTTCTTAATCGGCATCCAATCGAATATATCCATTGGGTTTCCTTCCTCGTCTTGGTCTGGAACGATAATCACGGCTGAAGGGTGTATCGAACCAGCCTTGGCGCAATTGAGAGCGTGTTTTGTCGTGATAACTATGTCTGGATTGTCTTGAATGAATTTGTATATTACAGGCTCTGTTGAGGCATAATCGAATAAATCTTCAAACTCTGCATCGTGAACTGTATCTGGTATTGACGTCGTAACTCGGTTAACATAACCAAAATCCAAACCCTTTACTCTTGAGAAATCCTTTAAGCAAGTCTTGAGTTTCATCCTCGTGTAACTACCGATTGAACAAACGTGATTCCTTCCGTACTTATGTTCAATATATCTCTTTACATTGTCCTTATCGTCACCCTCGAAATCCACATCAACGTCTGGTAAACTGTCCGCTGATTTGGCTCTTTCTCCTGAAAGCCTTGTGGCGTTCAAGAATCTCTCAAATAATAGGTCGTATTCAATCGGGTCAACGTCGATTATGTCCAATAGGTAACATACCATAGAACCACCAGCTGAACCCCTACCTGGGCCAACTAATCCTCCTCTTTCCTTTGTGTTTTTTATTATGTCCCAAAGAATTAAGAAATAGTCAATCAACCCTGAGCCTACAATCAATTCGCATTCCGTTTCTATTCGGCTTAAATACTTATCCATCTGACTTGGACGTATGTGTTTTAGTTTGGTTTCCACTCCTTGTTGAAGTAGGTCGAAAAATAACTCAACGCAATTCTCGTGCTTAAATTTAGGCAATTTATGCTTTCCAATCTCTATTGTAAAGTTGCACGCATCGGCCAATACTTTTGTATTAGCTATGGCCTTGTAAATTATTTCCTTTAATGGTTCGCTTTTGAAATACTCACTGAATATTTCTATTGTCTCTGTTTCGCTTTTGAAATACTCGCTTGAAGTTGATACATAAAATCTCTTTGCCGCTTTGTTTAAAAACTTCTTTAAATTAGCTTGGTCAGAATCTATGTAATAGCTATCGTTAATCAAGATAGGCTCTAAAAATCCAGAATATTCCTCCAAGTATGTTTTGATTGTTTTGAGATAATCTAAATCCATCTGCTCGGAATCGTAAACAACGGAATCTATCTGAAAATATATGCCCTCAAAATTAGCCTCCCGATAATCCAATATTGTTTGAAAATTAGCCTCTAAATCAGATATGTTAGTTTGGATAGAACTCTCTTTGGAAAAGACAATAAACAATCCCTCTGAATTATTCAATAGTAATTGTTCTGGTATGAATCCGTTGTAATCTACATTGATTGCCCGATTTATTTGCAATATGCTCCTCCACCCCTTTTTATTAGCCACGTACAATTTAACCTCATATGTCTTCGGCTCTGTATCGCCATCAATATAATCCATAGCCACCGTGACGGTTTCTCCGATAATGGATTTGATTCCCTTCTTTTCACAAGCTATCTGTAAGGCCAAAGTTCCCGCAAGAGTGTTTCTGTCGCATATTGCGATTGCGTCTTGTTTGAGAAATTTAGCCTTCTTAACCCAATCATCAAACTTTCCGCTACCATTCATCATCTCATACTCGCTATGTATTCCCAAGTGATAAAAGTTGCCCGATTCTAATTCAAACGTATTTGTCCCCACATTCTTCAACTCGCTGAATTTTACCCTCAGCCCATCGTCGCTGTTCTTGATTTTCTTCTTTTCAATAGGACAATAATACCACTTTTCTCCAAAGTAAAAGCAAACGAATTTTATATCATCCTCCGCTCCATCCTCTGGCGCTTCATAGTCTAAATTAAGCTGAAATCCATCCCGAATGATTGTTTTTTCTTGTTCCTTCAATATAAACATCTTACCCAGATTATCTATATTGAGAACAAAATCGTCATCCTCTAAGGAATATTGTATGCGATTTGACTCTAAGTAACTTTTTAGTGATTCTATCATTATAAACTTCCGATATATTTCTGTAATAACTTTGATAGACTGGGATTATCAAGGACTTCATGAGTCAACTCGTTAATTATATCAGCCTTCGTTTCTCCATCCTTAATTCGCTTGATAAAGAAGTTTAAAGATAGGGTGAATATGTCTAAGTTCCTGAACTCTGGAGGAGTTTGAGACAATATAGCTTTACACGCCACAACTCTGGATAAATCTACCTTGGGTGCTTTCTTGTAAAGAATATATTGATACAACAATCCGAATACATAGTGAAGGTATGGACTTTTGAGTTTTATAAAAGTCAAATCTTGCTCTTCAATCTCGTTTGAAGCGTATGCTAAGGCAAGATTTTTTATAATCAAATTTAAACAAACATCAACTTCCTTTAATCTTAAAATTGCTGTTTCATTTTGAAAGTTGAAATCAATCTTCTTAGCCTCGCAAATCGAATACAATCCGTTGTTCAATCCACTGGAAGATTCATTTCTCAATAGAATCTCGTTTGTTGGATTTGATACATAAACGTGAAGGCTGTTACTATTATGAACTTGTTGCCCCAATTCTCTTCCTAAACATAAAGACATCATTTCCGCTATGAAACTGAATTGAAATACGTTTGTAACTAATCCCCAATGAAGGTCATTACTTCTGTTTTGAATCGTTATGTTCAATTTGTCTTCTCGAATCTTAAACATAATTAAATCGTTACAAGGAAGGTCTTTTGATTGCGTGTTTAAATCTAATTCTGGATTCCATATGCTTGCAACAATCCTTCTATCTTCTGGATTTGCTTCTAACATCCTTAAACATTCTGCAATCTGGTCTATATTACAGAAATCTGGGTCAATACCCCCCTTCGTTGAAGATTGACCATAGTGTCTTAATCTCCATCCATATGGAGCGTGGAAAAATTCTCCATCGTCGGAATAATCCCCCATGCGCTCGTTGAATATGTTTAAAAATGCTACATCCTTCTTTCCGCAGAATATCCAAATTGCTTCGGCCAATAAAAAGAAGATATTGACGTCACGGTTGTTTAAGCCTACACAACGTTTGTAAGGATTGCCGATTGTTGTCTTCCAATCCATAACCTCTCTTGTATCTCCGTTTCTTGAAGAAGTGAGTTTGCCTCTTTGGTTTATGCCCTTGTTGATATCTGCGTAAACTTCTGAGAAGTTATCCGATATACTTGCCCCTAATTCAAAGTCAATAATTTTGTTATTCATTTTCCGTATTTTAGTATAAATAACCTTGCCTCACTTTTTAGGGTGAGGCAAGGAACTTTGTTTGTTTGAAATTTTGTTATTTCTTAGCAACCGCTGGTTTTTTGACCGCTGGTTTTGCTATCGGTTTTGCTACCGCCTTTTTAACCGCTGGTGCTGGAGTTTCTGCAACCTCTTCAACCTCTTCGACTTCCTCCACGATTGGCTCAGCAACTTTAGTTACTTTCTTTGGCGCTGGAGTAGCAGTGGCTTTTTCGCTCTCGGCTTTTTGATTTTTAGCCTCGATTTGCTTTTCCATTTTCTCTCTGTTTTCGCCCAGTTTCTTATCTTTGCCTTCAAAAGATGCGATGTCGGCTTTGAATTCTTTGCTTGAGCAGAACGCTACAGCGTCAGCAACGGTCACCTCTTTTACATAAGGCAGTTTTGACCATGTACGGAATATCTCGTTGTCTCCAACAATAACCGCTAATTCTTTTTCACGTTTGCGGAAGGTGTTAAAATAGAAGTTCCCGATTAATTGACCGCCTTTTGGAATCTTAACTCCGTCAAATCCGCAGATTGGGAAGTTTGCGTTTTTACCTCTCTTGAAGATTGTTACACCTCCGTGAGTAAGTAATTTCCAGTTGTAGTCTTTCTCTGGGAAGAGTTTTTTCAATTCGTCGTACATTTTGACGTCTGAAGCGGAATTGATATCCAATTTTCTTCCACGCTCGATTGAAGCCGTGGCTACTTTTGGAGTTGCGGTTGTTAAAGGTTTCTTGGCTGGCGCTTGAGGTGTAGCTGGTTTTGCTACTGGTTTTGCGGCTGGTTTGGTTGTAGCCTTTTTAGGTGCTGGAGTTTCTTCCTCCGCTACTTCCTCAACTTCGTCGGTAACTTCCTCAACTTCGTCGGTAACTTCTGCAACCTCTTCGGTATCACCGAATGTTTCGCATAATTCCAGAAGGGTGTCGGATTCCTCATCCTCCAATCCTTCCATTTCCTTTTCCTTTAAGAACTTAAGCATTTTTTCTCTTGCTTGTTCGTCGTTTTTTGCACTGATTCCTACAGTCGCTAATCTTTCTTTGTTTTCTTTTACGAAGCTCATTTTAATTAATTTTAATTGTTTTGAATTTAATTTCTTTGTTTTCTGATTATAATAATCTTGTTTTGTTATTTAGGTATAACTCTGTTTTATTTTTCTTCGGAGTGGATTGAAACCAACACTGGATTGTTCTCCGTTCTTACTGTTCTTTTTATGAAGTCGATTTGGTCGTCAATGGTTTTACGAATATCGCAAACTTTGCCGAAATTCTTTTTTAGTTCTTTGATAGTTTCTCCTTTCATATATCTAACAAATACTAATTTTTCTCTCACTCCTAATCCTTCGGTCAAGTCGATTCCGTTAATAACCCATTTCTTGTCGGACACGTTCAACTCGGAATCTCTAACACCCCAGTCAATAGTCTTTTCTTCCATAGGTGAATAAGCAACTTCCTTTTCTATCAATCCGATAAAATCCTTGATTTTGTTATTCAAAACCGCCTTTAAATAGAACTCCAGCGGAACAGGTTTGAATCCTTCGCCTTTCTCGAAATCCTCTAATTTTTGTTGGTGTGTTTGAATGCTTGTATAAATCTTTACTTTCAACTCTTGAACGAGGTCTTCACGCTCGAATGAAATCTTGTGTAAGTTGAATACTTTGCTTGCGTACTGAGATGCGAGTTTCTCGTGCTCTTTGTACAGTTGGTTTACGATTGTTGACATTTTACGATAATTTTTAAGTTTTAAATAATCTTTACGGAGTAAAGTTAAATAAACTTTTCGAGAAAACAAAATTTTTAGTCAATTATTTTTAAATTATTTTCTATAAAATTCGCACGACTTCTGCAAATTCCAATTCTACCAAGGTTTCAGAATCCAATAGCTTCAAAAATATTTTTCTTTTTTCGTGCAAGACATCCTGACTTATTCCTATTTGTCCTGTTTTATCCTCCGATAATATCTTGAACTCATTCCCTCTGGAATAATACTTAAGTTCATCGTATTCATTAAACAATTCAAACTTCGGCTTATTATCAATATCAAAAACAAGTGAGCGTATTTTCTCCCTTACTTCGTCGCTCGTAAAAATGGTTGGAAGAGAATTACGTGAACTAACATCCTCTATTTTCTCAATCTTGTATTTCATTATTTGCCTCAACTTATCCTTCTGTTCCTTCTTGGTGTGAATTTTAGAACGGAGTTCAGCAATAAAATGTTCTTTTTGTAACTCTACTAAAAATTGATAGGTTGATATATTTCTACTCTTATGGTGCACTTTACTTTAATTTTCTTGTGTTTACAATCTTGAAGAATACATCTTCAAACGTCTTGATATTTGTAAACGAATTTTCAAATTGTTTCGGAGTGCAAGAATCAATGTCCTTCGCTTCAGGCAAGCAAACAAACACTTCAAACAAATCAATTAACTCCTGTGCATACTTCTTTATTTGTTTTATACTATCAGGGTCATAGCAAAAAATCAAAGTCTTCAAACTTCCTCCTTTAGATTCATGGAATTGGAAAAGGAATTTTATTTGATTCTCGGAAATCTTATGACCGAATGTAGCAACCGCCTTTACAACGTCGCTATCGAATAAATTCAACTCTATGTCCCACCGCCTCTTATCAAAGAATCCTTCGTTTATAATGACCGTTTCTGTCTTCGCAGTTATCTCGTCCATTCCGAATAGGAAATTGGAAAATTCACTGGTAGAATTAACGTATCTCAAACGCTCGTCATCCATTTCGTTTCGGCTTATGTAGGCTAATCCTCTGCCCATATATTCTACTGGGAAAATTACATAATCTTTAAACTTCCTGTAAAGTTCAGTTTTGCCCACTTTATATCTCTCAAAATCCTTTTCTCCAAAACTTATAAAATTCTTATTATCTCGGCTCTTCCTCGTTTTTTCAAGATATTCATTTTCATATATCCTCTTCCAACCAGCTGGAATCTTACAATCTACAAGTAAATTTATATCATACTCAAAATCAGGTTTCTCAAACAAAACAATCTTCTTATCTAATCCTCCAACTTTGTCGATTGTCTTAGAATCCCGAATGAGATATAATTTATCCAAAGCCTTTAGCAATGAATACAAATTTCCTTCCTCTCCGCATTTCTTGCAATCCCAAAGGAAGGAATTCTTGTTTATATAGAAGTGTTTTGGCTTAGAACAAATAGGACAATCAGCAATTATCTGGTCAGTTCCTGAATATCTCGCATTATTTAGCAAGTCTTTTACTGTATCGGAATCAATCATGCTAATTTAGGTTAAATTCCAATACTTCAAATTCTCTGAAGATTTTCTCTTCTGTCTTGACCCATACTTGCAATATATCACAATCGCTGTGGACTTCTGCTTCCTCTTGAGTTAAGGAAAGAAATAACGTGTCTCTTTTGTTAAATTTATCTTGAACAACGTGTTGTAGAAGTCGATACTTATTATTCATAACACCGCCTGAATCTACCAGCTTCTTGTATAGTTCAGAATTCTTTCTGAATTTAACATACACTTTTTTAGATGGATTGATATTTTCTACTGTACTGAATAACATAACTTAATCTTTTGCTTTTATAACCTTGCTTTTAGTAGTCTTTGTTTCATTTTCGTCATCCTCTTCATCTTCCGATTCTTTTATCATTTTAGCTTCAAGATAGAACTCCAACGAACGCTTCTTATCATAAAACCTACTATAATTGTAATTAGTACCAATCTTTATAACGTCACCATATTCTCCTCCAAAATGTTCTCTTAATTTATCTTTATAAATTCTCAATTCACCTTTTTTCTTTTCCTCAAAAGTTTGATTAAAAGTCAAGTGATAGTCGAATGGTCGCAATTTACCTTTAAACTCAGATAATTCATTACGTGTTATAACAAATGTTGGGTCATTTTTAAACTCCTTCGGAATATCGCTTGCTTGGGTAGCTGTATATATCACACAATCAAACTCCATTGCAATCTCTTTTAATCCTTGACCTATCTTAGCCTGACGGTGACGCTCGTCGCTGGGATTGTACTTAATTCCATCGCCCACTTGTAACAATTCAAAATAATCTAAAACAATTGCACCAATCTTAGTTATCTTATTTAACTCAAACATCTTTTGTCTTAAGTCAACTAAGGAAATTCCACCGAACTTCTCAGGAGCAACGACAAATATATCATTCAAACCAAACTTTCTTATTATCAATCTCAATTTGGCCAACTTTTCCTTCTCTACATCGCCTGTTTTCATAAGGTGATATAATGTGGCAGTCCAAGCTGAATCATAGTTATTAAAACATTGAGCCTCCGTTCCCTCTAATTGGAAGTGGGCAACCGCATTTCCTGTCCTTGCTGCTGTAATACCAGCGTGAACCAAATACTTTGTCTTTCCGATTCCTGACTCTGCTGTTATTAGAACAATCTCACCAGGCTCTGCTCCTCCACTTGTATCTATATCTAAATGGTGTATGCCAAAAGGAATTTTCGGTGATTGATTTTTTGATTGTGACGCTCTGTCTAAATTCCTTGACTCAAAATCTGCATAAACTCGCTTATGATACGTTTGTTTTATCGTAAAATTAGCCAACGATTCAGATTCATTTATCATGTACTGTATGGTTTCCTCCCTTTTGCCTCGATTGTATTCATCGCCTATCTTGTCGTACATTTCAAGGAATCGCATATTTTTAACAAACAAATCAAACGCATCAATTATATCATCGTGAGATTCAACACTTGTTTCCTTTATATCGGCTAACAAATCTGTAACTTTTTCATCCCTCCTAAATTCCTGAATAAGAATTGCCAATGCTGGAAGTCTATCCTTCAACCTTTTGTACTTAACCATTGAATCCCAAAGTTTCTTTTCAGCATCTTTGGAGAAAAAACTCACTCTTACATGTGAGTAAATTAAGTCAAATATTCTCGGCTTATCGAAGCAAGACTTCAATAATTGTAACACATATTCTTCACTTAAAACGTCAACTATCATATTCCTCTAAGTTTAGCTAATTTTGGTATATTTTGTTTTAATATTTCTTTACAATCTTCCTTATTGTTACACCCCAAACACAAGTCGCTTTTTCCATTATACATTGTGGTTGAAAGTACACACCAAGCCAATCCTTCCTCTTCATTATAATAACGATGCTTTTCTCTTTCCTCGAAATCATATATTTCAATCAATGTATTGGCTCGTTCAGAAGCATTGTCTTTTTCAACTTTGTGCCTCGTTTCTGTTTCGACTTTAAAATCCAACGTTCGCTTAAGCCTATTGTAATCATTGGAAGTCTTCCATCTATCCCAAGCCTTTGGCCCATAAATCCAAGTTACCAATCCAACCTTCCATTTATTTTCGTCGGCTGACTTGAAAGCCATATATTGGTTAAATTGGAATTCTGTGTAACGTTGAAGAAACTCGGTATTGGAATTATCACCAACAAGTCCAAGTCTTTTAATAAAGTTTCTTATACAACCCAAATCAGCTGTAGTCAGATTGACCTTGAATCTTTTGGTCTTTTTGTAAAATGACCTGAAAGTAGTTTGGTAAATTTCTATGATATTTTTATCTAACCCCTGAACCATTTAGTTACTTCGTTTTTGAATTCCTCTAAGGAAGTTTTTTCAGAGCAATCAAACAAATTCATTTTGTCTTCACCAACCGCCCATTCGTATAATTCTAAACGCTGTAAACTATGTTCGCTGAAATAATTAGATTCATCATCAACTATGTCTATTACAAGGCTCTTCTTCTTAGTGTCTGTTATTCCCAATACTCTTCCTTTTCTCTGTATGATATTACTGAGTTCCAAGCCTCCATCTATATTAATCATGACTTCCACTTGAGGCAACGTTATTCCCTTTTTGTATATATTACTCGCCAACAATACTCCGCCCTCATCATCCAAAAAATCAAGTCTTTCCTTCGCTCTTGTCTTTCGATTATCTCTTCCAGATATGAATTTGTAGCCTGTACGCTTAGCAAATGAATCTCCATGAGCTACTGAAGAGAACAGTACAAGAACTTTTAGATTCAAACTTAACAATACTTTTATTACATTATGCACATATTCATCCCTTGTACTATTTTTAAATATCAGTTCATTTTGCAAATAGCTGTAAATCTTCCGTTTTTCATCATTCTTTCGGTACGAACGAACAGTGCTTGATATTTGAGAACTGTATTCTGATTCAAAATTGAATAGCATAACCTTATAATCACTCAAAACACCAGCTTTTATCAAATCTCTTTCTGTTATCTCATAACAAATATCTCCAAAACATTGTTTAATCGTCAAATTGTCTAATGGTGTTTGACTTCTGAACGGAGTTGCGGACATTCCTAAAAAGTAGTCAACATTCTTTGCGGCCAAAAGCACTTTTTGGCGCTTACTACTCGAAAATTCATGTATTTCATCTACAAGAAGGCAGTGCAAACTTTTTAGATATTTCCTGAATGCGTTCCTCTTCTTAGAATCGTTTGAATAATAGATATTTATGCTCGTTTGTATTGTAGATACAACGATTGGCTTGTGTATATCGAACGATTGACCGTGTATTCTACCAATATCTGATACTTCCACGTCGAAATATTCAGCGAAATCCTCCGTTGCCTGTTCAAGTAAATCTATCGTATCAACAAAGAACAAAATCTTTATATCTTCATCAGGTTGATTCATTAACAAAAGTCGGCTTATCTCACAAGCAATGAATGTCTTTCCTCCTCTCGTTGGAACCATCAAAATTCCGTAATTACTCTGAATAAACTTCGTCACTGCCTCTCTTTGGTGTTGATATAAATTAGGATTCAAGTCAAGAGGCGAAAAATTAACGTGCTCAAAGAAATCTTTCTCAATTATTTTGTATGAATATTCCTCCTGTTCCAATCCTTTGCAAACGTATTGAAGTAAACCAACTGAAAACTCATTATTCGTGTTGTAAAGTCTGTAAACTCCATCCCAATGTCCTTCCTTGAAGGATTCAGCATAAAAAAAGCCTTCATCTTCAAAGGACAATACAGACTGTATGACCTTTTCTTCCTTCGCTGTACTGCAAATGAACCTGTATTGTCTTCTATTAATTCGGCTGATTGTTATCATTATAATCTAATAACCTTGACATGAGATTCTCATGCGCATTTTAATTACTTCCCAGAAGCATTTAGGTTAGTAACACAAACCCCTTTCCCCTTTCAGGAAGGCTTGTACCACCAAGAATACAGAAGGTTCAAAAAGAATTCTTCCCGTCACACTTGAGGTCTGCGTTGTTGACTTAACCCCTAAAAACAACAGAGCGCAATTTTAATATCACCCAGTTAATAGTTGATATTTTAAACTCATAAAACTCACCAGAGAAATATGCAGTTAATCCTAATAAACCTTGAAATTGAAAGATATAACTTGTTATCAGTTATTAAAGAAGTCATTATTGAAATCGTTATTGAAATCACCGAAATTATTATCAGCACCCCAAGTAACAATCAACTCCAAATTTTCGGCTTTCTTCTCTTCCTTAGAACATTCGGTTTGTAATTGTAAATCAAAGCAACTTACGCAAGGCTTATCCTTGAAAGTTCTTTTAATCCAAACTCCAATAGCTTCATCAGGCTCAAGAGAATTAGAAAGTGGCAAACTGTTATTAATTCCTCCAGCGAATGATACAGGCTGAATAGTAGCCAAACCAAGCGTTGCTATCGTGACTGGGTCGGTAAATACTCCAAATGCCTTACGCTCAAAGAATAATTCCGTGCTGGATTTTTTAGAGCACTTAAAATTCACAGTATCGTATTGGTCATTTATATTATTAACCATAGATTCAATTGAATTTCCAGTCATTAGAACTGTTTGGCCAAGTATTGTTATCGTATCTCCGCTTGTAGCTGGAGTTAAAAATTT